GTAGGGTTCGTGGTTGAAGCGTCGAAACTCCACCTCGACCATACACCTCGATGGCCACCCGGGATTGCACCGATGAAGGCGCAGAAATTACACCACGTCCTCGGACGCTAACTTACGGGTGAGTTTCCGACGGCTGTCAAGATCGGCCAAGTAGACGGTCCAATGAGCAAGAAAATCATCGAGAAAAATGGCAACGCACTTTACACGTCATTCGAACTCGCTGAAGCGATCGAAGCGATGTCAGAGCAATAGCCGCTAATCAATGTCCACTTTTTTTCTATATTAGCCACACAAGTTGTCGCTGAGCGCAGCTGACCACCCAAAGGAACCCTTCTCATGGGCGTCTCGCGCCGCAGATATGCGTCGATGCGCGGCGTGAGCGACATGGCGGTTCGCAAGGCGATTGCGAGCGGCCGGATTTCTGTCGAAGCGGATGGGACGATCGACCCTGCGAGGGCCGATGCCGAATGGGAGCGCCAGACCGATCCGGCCAAACAGCGCGGCGTGCATGCGCAGGCGCTGGGCACGAGGACTGCCGCCGGCACCGCCCGCGCCGCGGCGACGAAGCCAGTGCCGAAAGCGGCCATCGACGCGGTGAATGCCACGCTGGGCGACAGCGGCGACACCACCGCCGGCTCCGGCGGCGAGGTCTCGTTCCTGCGCGCGCGGATGGCCAATGAGGTGCTGAAGGCGCAGACGGCGCGGGTGCGGCTGGAAAAGATGAAGGGCGAACTCATCGACCGGGCGCGGGCGACGAACAGCGTCTTCGATCTGGCCCGGCGCGAACGCGATGCCTGGCTGAACTGGCCGCCGCGGGTGGCGGCGAACATGGCGGCGGAGCTGGGCGTCGAGGCCCATGCGCTGGAACAGGTGCTGGATCGCTATCTGCGGGCGCATCTGGCCGACATGGCCGAGGTCAAGATTGACCTTCGCTGATTATGAGGGCGCCGAGGATATCCGGCGTGCCTGGCTCGATGGCCTCGCCCCGGACCCGAGCCAGACCGTCAGCCAGTGGTCGGACCGGCACCGGATCCTGTCCTCGCGCGCGGCCTCGGAGGCTGGACCGTATCGGACCGACCGCACGCCCTATATGCGCGGGATCATGGATGCGCTCTCGCCTGCCGCTCGCGCTAACCGGGTGGTCTTCATGAAGGCCGCCCAGGTGGGCGCGACCGAGGCCGGAAATAACTGGATCGGCTTCTGCATCCACCGCGCACCGGGACCGTTTCTGGCGGTGCAGCCGACCGTCGATCTGGCCAAGCGCCTGTCGCAGCAGCGGATCGATCCGCTGATCGAGGAAAGCCCGGATCTGCGGGCGCTGGTGATGCCGTCGCGGTCCAAGGACAGCGGCAATACCATTCTGGGCAAGCGGTTTCCGGGCGGTCAGCTGATCCTGACAGGGGCCAACAGCGCGGTGGGGCTGCGCTCCATGCCCGCCCGCTGGGTGTTTCTGGACGAGGTCGATGCCTATCCGGGCGATATCGACGGCGAGGGCGATCCGATTGCGCTGGCCGAGGCGCGCACGATCAGTTTCGGGCATCGCAGCAAGGTGTTTCTGGCCTCGACGCCGACAGTAAAAGGCCTGTCGCGGATCGAACGGGAATACGAACTGTCGGATCAGCAGCGCTATCACCTCCCCTGCCCGCATTGCGGCGCGCTGCAATGGCTGAAGTTCGAGCGCCTGCGCTGGACGCCCGGCCAGCCGGAAACGGCGGCATATCATTGCGAACATTGTGCCGAACCCATCGCAGAACGGCACAAGACCGAGATGATGGACGAGGCGAACGGGGCAAGATGGCTGCCGACCGCCGATGCCGAGACAAGGCGCCGGGCCGAGGCCGCGGGCATCACCGGCTTCCACATCAGCGGGCTTTATTCGCCGCTGGGCTGGCTGTCATGGGCCGAGATCGCCCGGGGCTGGGAGGCCGCGCAGGTCAATGATGCGGCGCTGAAGACGCTGAAGAACACCGTTCTGGGCGAGACCTGGCAGGAGCGCGGCGAGGCGCCGGACTGGCAGCGGCTCTATGAACGCCGCGAGGGGTTTTCGCTCGGGCAGGTGCCGGACGGCGCGCTGATGCTGACCGCCGGGGCCGATGTGCAGCGCGACCGGATCGAGATCGATGTCTGGGGCTGGGGCCGCAATCTGGAAAGCTGGCTGGTAGACCATGTGGTTCTGGAAGGCGATACCGCCCGGGAAGAGGTCTGGGCCGATCTGACAGATGTTCTGGGCGAGACCTGGGAACATGCGGGCGGGGCGCGCATGGCGCTGGCGCGGCTGGCCATCGATACCGGCGACGGGGCGACGACGGATGCGGTCTATGGCTGGTGCCGGCGCATGGGCCATGGGCAGGTCATCGCCGTCAAGGGCGTCGGCGGCTTCGATCGTGCCACGCCCGTGGACGGGCCGACCTATGTCGATGTGACCGAGGCCGGGCGACGGATCCGGCGCGGGGTGCGGCTCTGGAAGGTGGCGGGGGCGGTATTCAAATCCGAGACCTACCGGTTTCTGCGACTGGTGGCGCCGACAGATGAGGAACGGGCCGGGGGCAGCGGCCATCCGGCCGGTTTCGTGCATATCCCGCGCGGCACCACCGCCGAATGGACCAAACAGCTGACTGCCGAGCAGCTGATGACGGTCAAGACCCGGCAGGGGTTCCAGCGGCTGGAATGGCAGCAGACCCGGGATCGCAACGAGGCGCTGGACTGCCGGGTCTATGCCCGGGCCGCCGCCTGGCTGATGGGCATGGACCGCTGGGACGAGGCGCGCTGGGAACAGCTGGAAGAGCAGTTGACACCCGGACGAATGGAAACCGAACAGCCTGCGGGTCAGCCGCAGCGGCAGATGATCACAGCGCCGCCGCCCCGGAATTCGGGCTGGCTGGGCGAGAGGAAGAGAGGAAGCTGGTTCTGATGGCCTGGACAGAGACGGAACTCGACGCCCTGCGCCGGGCCTATGCGGCCGGCACGACTCGCGTCGCCTATGACGGCAAATCGGTGGACTACGGCAGCGCCGAGGATCTGCTGGCCCGCATCCGCCTGATCGAGCGCGAGATGGCGGGCGCTGCCGGTCGTCCCCGCCCCGTCGCCGGCTTTGCCGGGTTCCGCCGGAGCTGACGATGCCCGATATCCCCGACCTCCCCGCCCCGCGCGTCCGCTGGGGGCTGATTGATGCTGCGCTCTCGGCCGTCGCGCCGCGGACTGCCGCCCGGCGCTATGCCGCCCGGGTCGCCATCAGCAATCTGCGCCGGGACTACGCTGCCGCGGGTCGCGGGCGCGGCACAGCCGGCTGGTCATCGCGCGGCACGGCGGCGGATGCCGAGATCGCCGCCGACGGGCCGCTCCTGCGCCACCGTATGCGCGATCTGGTGCGCAACAACCCGATGGCCGCGCAGGCGGTGCAGGTCCTCATCAACAATATCGTCGGCACCGGCATCCGTCCGCGCGCCGCAACCGGGGATGCCGGCCTGAATGCCCGGGTCGATGCGCTCTGGAAGCGCTGGGCAGCGGGCTGCGATCAGCACGGGCATACGGATTTTCACGGGGTTCTGGGGCTAGCGGTGCGCGAGATGATCGAGGGCGGCGATGTCTTTGCCATCCGCCGCACGGTGAAGGCGACCGGCCCGCGCGATGTGCCGCTTAGGATCGAGCTGCGCGAGGCCGATCATCTCGACGCCGCCCGTTTCGACAGCCGCGCGGACGGTTCCCGCATCAGCCAGGGCATCGAATATGATCGGAACGGGCGCCGTGCCGCCTATTGGATGTTTTCTGACCACCCGGGCGATAGCTCGCCGGTATTTTCGCGGCGGCTCGACTCCACCCGCCTGCCCGCCGACCGCGTCGCCCATCTCTTCGAGCGCCAGCGGGTGCAGAGCCGCGGCGTGCCATGGGGGACGCCGGCCATGCGGGCGATCCGCGATGTCGATGACTGGCAGCAGGCCGAACTGGTGCGCAAGCGCACCGAGGCCTGTCTGGTCGGGATCGTCTTCGGGGCCGACGAGGATCAGCAGTCCATCGCCCCGGTGGTCGAAGATGCCGCGGGCAACCGGATCGAGCAGTTCGAGCCGGGCCTCATCGCCTATGCCCGCGGCGGCAAGGACATCAAGTTCAACCAGCCCTCCTCCACCGCTGGCGTTTACGAATGGCACCGGGTGCAATTGCACATCATCGCCGCAGGGTTCCGGGTGCCCTATGCGCTGATGACGGGCGATCTCAGCCAGACCAGTTTTTCCTCGAGCCGCGTCGGCCTCAACGAGTTCCGCCGCATGGTCGAGCAGCTGCAATGGCAGACCGTCATTCCGATGTTCTGCGCGCCGATCTGGCGCTGGTTCGTCGATGCCGCCGTGATGGCGGGTCTGCTGCCCGAGGGCGTGGAGATTCCCGCCGAATGGGGACCCCCAAAATTCGAAAGCGTGAACCCGCTGCAGGATGCGCAGGCCGATCTGCTGGAAGTGCGCGCCGGTTTCTCGACGCTGCCGCAGCAGATCGCCCGGCGCGGCTACGATCCGGACGAGGTTCTCGCCGAATGGGCCGGGTTTGCCCAAAAATCCGATGCCGCGGGTCTGGTCTTCGACAGCGATCCGCGCCGCGTCACCAAGGGCGGTCTGGTGCAGACCTCTGACCCGACATCGCCGCCTGCGGGCGAGGACAAGTAAGGACCCGAAGAATGCCTGAAGATCAGATCATCGACCTGCCCGTGATCGGGCGGGCCGGTTCGCTGCGCTCCGTCGATGAGGCGGCGCGCACATTCGAAGTCCTCTGGACCACCGGCGCGCAGGTTCGCCGCTATTCCTGGGCGCGGGACGAGGAATTCGACGAAGAGCTGCTGGTCACGCCGGGTGCCATGCGGCTCGAGCGTCTGAACGGGGGCGCGCCGTTTCTGAACAGCCATGCCTCCTGGAGCCTGCGCAGCATCCTGGGCGTGGTCGAAGAGGGTTCGATCCGGCGTTGTTGCAGAACTCAGCCGGTGAAGGATTCACATCGGGAATCCATGCGGTTAGACGAGGTGCATGAGCAAGCTTAAGCCCGCCCGCTACCGCA